CCAACGACTGTGGGGGCGGCAACACTTGCGACTCCAACAGCCATGGACTTGTTGTTGCTAACGCGGGGTATACGGGCACCCCCGACAGTTTTTCTCTGCCGGGGAGCCATAATCGTGGCGCGCATCTTGCGACGAGGGGGCATTTTCTTCTTTGGGGGCATTCTGTTGAGCAAAATTCGTTTGATGACTTCAGGGGGTACTTTACGATGGAGGTGTTTTCGCTGGTAAACTTCCGGATCAAGTTGCGGGTAAGCGTTCTTATAATCAAATTTCCAGAGAGGATTGTCGTCTTTATCGTGCGGATTTGTAGCAGCGTTATTGGCGACAGATGTAACGAATTTTCCTACTGCGTGATACGCGGGAAGGTAGATAAACGGGTTCGTTGGTCGGTGGTAACAGACAGAGGATTTTAATTGAACTCGAATTCTCAAGTTCAAACCTAAGTGGCAGGCCAACCCCTGCCACGTCTGTATGCATTGTGGTTTACTAAGGACAACTATAACCACGGGTGCACACCCTGTCCAATAAATTAGGTTCATCTATCCCCAGGGGTAATTCCCTGAGTTGCCAGGGCGAAACTGAGTCGTCTCCTGGCCCTTCGTGGCGGGCGTTACTCCTAACCCAGTATCAGCTGCCTCCCACCGCATCTTCTCATGCCACTGAGATCTGCGCTGAGGCTGCTGCCTGGCGTAAGGCCCGACTTTGGGTATTGCCTTATTTACATTTTCCTCATCTTCTTTATAATCCCGTCGACTGCCATTCCTAGATGAGCCTACAAATGCCGATCTGGTTTGGCTACCGTTGGGTTTACGCAAGGGAGGAGTGCGGTAGGAGTGGCTTGCTCCGCTAGATGTACCTGAACTAGAGGAGCTGGAACTACTAGAACTAGAGCTTGAACTAGAGCTAGAGCTCGAACTGCTACTACTGCTACTACTCGACGAGGAAGACGAATTAGTGACGGCTTTAATGGTGGGTTGACTATTCCCACTGGCAGTACCAGCATTGCTATTTGCTGGTGTTCTGTCCGGCTGATTTCCATTTCCCTTAGGGTTATCTGACTTAAACGTCCCAAGTTTCAGCTTCCTAGCTTTCATCTCTTCAAAAGTTTCTTTCTTTTTCTTGGGCATCTTTACGTCATCATCAACAACCGCTGGGGCGCCCGGGTTGGCGGGTTTAGGCTCCATGCACATAGGAGGTGCCATGAGCTTCTCAAATGAATCAGCGCCTTGCAACCAGTTCTCAAACCGTTTAAAGTCGAAATCTGGCAAAGCCGTTATAGCATAGCCGGTCATCCAATCATGAGCCTCATTGGGCCACTGGTCTTTGGAGTCAAACTTTGACCACCATGTTGCCATGCTTTCTGTTAGTGCATCTGGTAGTATGTCGAAGCCATAGACTTCGGCTACTTTTCTGCACACTGGGCCGATGACAGGCGTATTGCTATCTGATAACAAGAAACATCTCGCCTTTTCCATTAACTTCATCGCCGGTGTCACATTACTGTGCATCGCCACAGTAGTGTGCCATTTTGACAGTGTGCGGGGCAGATCACAACACGAATGTGGATCCCCAAACCATACGTCAGGTGAGTACACGCGCGCTAAGAACTTTACTCCCAGACTTCCCCGAAGAACTGGTTCGACAGTGAGTGACTGTCCCATCATCTTAGCGGCACTCTGATACACATCCGGTGCCATATCCGCTGTAAGCCCGTCATCGCCGCCGTAAATGCCAAGCTGTAACCACGCCTCATCCGCTGTGAGGTATGAACCACCGATTACAGTTTTCCTTAATGCAAGGAATGCAACAAAGGCATTAACTAGGCTGTTGAACAACGACGTCTCTGGAGAGCCCGAGGCACGGGCATAACCCTGGTCATATTTGGTTCCAAATGATCCAAAAGCTGTAAGACCAAACTGGGCTCTATGGAGCTCAAACAGGTTAGAATGGTGCCTCGTTGCGAATGCCCTGAAGATAATCAAGCGCTCCAATTCTCTCATCAAATTTGATCCATGACCATCAAATCGTGAGAAGTCTGTATTTACTACAGTGGTGGCGTGCTTCAAAACTTCAGATACCCTAAGGGCGATTTCCAGTGGAGTGTGGCCAAAAGCGTACCAAGGTTGTCGCTTTAAGACCACTTCAAACGCATATAAATAGCGTGAATATTCTCTCTTGTCAGGACCGTTGATAATAGAAATAATTCTGGGATCCTTGACATCAGGGTAGGCCTCTGCCTTAGTGAATGTTCTTAAAACCCTGACTGGTAACATTGGTTCAGCGTCTGCCAATGTGCGCCTTTGGGTGGGGCGTTTTTGACGATCACAAACTTCATCATGATCGGTTGGGTGCAAAGTATGTTTCATGTCTTCAGGAATTAGTTTTCTTGCAAATTCATCAAAGACCTTGGCTAAAAACGGAGTTAACGGTAACTCCTTTTGCCTAACGTCCTTTATTCTCCCTTGAATGGCCTGTTCTTCATTGCCTAAGGTGCGATCTGGGGAAAATGCACCATGTATTAAAGGGGACATGAAAGCCTTCAGTGAAGGTCGAGCAGTCGGGTCGAACTTCGCTGGTCGGAATTGGTATGTGCGCACTGCATCAGGGACCGGGCACACAACATCTGGCTTGTGTGGCTCTTTAGCTCTGTGGTATTCTAAAAGAGCAGCTGCTGCCGGTCGATCATCTACGTAAGACATGACTTGGGGCAATGTTAAGTCATATTTTGAGGTCTTCACTATCACTGCTAAGGTATCGTCAACTTCTGCTGGAATGGTCGCCTGACAAAACGAGTCTGGACGTCCTGTTGATACTTTGACACTACCTTTTGCAGCGATCAATAGACGATTGAAGCCGCTACGTGCGTAAAGAGATAACCGCTTAAGCTCAGTTCCTTGAAGCGTAAAATACGCCAGAATTGAGGACAACCCATGCCACTGACCCAACGGCATGTGTAAGATGAGCTCATGATCCAAAGATGTGGACCTACGCTCTATCATATAAGCGGCAGTGTGGATAGGTATGCCAAGAAAATAACTGTACACTATGAGATTATCCTGACTATAGTTCCACACATGGTGCTTGTAAAATCCGCCACCAGTTACATAATAATTCACTGCGCCCTCTTTGTCAAAATTATACGCGTAATCAGTGTTGACGCGTGCGACCTGAGTGGGCTGGAATGTATATATAATGGTTGGTTGAACATACGTGGCCAAAAAGTATGGCATATCTATGTACTGGTCCACATCAACCATGGCGAGAAGGTTCTGCGGGTCCGCCCTGATAGTTCTTCCACTGACAGTGAGATCTTTGATCCAATAAAAGACTCTACTCCCAAATCTATGGGCACGCTCATCGGCCTTTGAACACTGGATAAAGATGGGGGTCAGTCCAGTTGAATTGCCGTAGCGGTCAATGAAAGAGCTAGCTGCTGTGCGGTCTGCTGCAGCTTCAGGGTGGGTGTGATTTTCCAGAGGTTCCACATCCGTCATTGCCAGGTCCACGAAAGGGGTCCTCATCTGTGCAATGGGCAACTGATATCGTACCATCAGTGACTCTGAAACAAAGTTCCTTACGACAGGTAATATCTTAAAATTAATCAGATACCGTGCATACCTGTACACTCTCAAAATGGCAAATACCGCAAAAAGAAGTATAATGCCCTTGCCAAAGCCAATCGATGCCTGTTGGACTGCGCCATCAGGATGCTGACGTAGGACACTCCGTATGTCCTGCTGGTTCCGAACGTATTGGCTGAGAAGTCTGCCAAAAGCCTTATAGACTTGAAATATAGCAGACTGGACCCATTTGAAAGGGGTCACAACGAGCTTCAGTAGCTCGCCACATCGTTTTAAGAGACTGTAAGTTGCTGCTAGCCCCGTGTAGGCATAGCGCATTCCATACCTTATCACACGTTTAAGGTGATAGAAGAACAAAAATTGGTGAACGAACGAACGAGTAAACATCATTGTAAACAAACGGTTACAAAGGGAGGTGAAATTGAACTCAAAAAGCGGGCTGCTGGGTG